GCCGAGCTCCGCCGCGCGGCCGTCGAAGCCTGCGGGCACTGCGACGACGACGGCCGGCGCCTGGACGCTCCTGGCCTCGTCTGCGACCACACCGAGGACCAGGCCGACCGCACTCGACGCGGAATCGCTGCGGCCCGAGCCGCACTCAACCCGAAGGGGGTACCCTCCGATGCGTGACTTCCAAGACCTGATCGACCACGACGCCGCGCTGACGGTCTCGTGCCGCTACTGCGGAGCCGCCGAGGGCAAGCCCTGCACGACGCTCGACCGCAACGGCGACCGCCACCCGCTGACGCACCTCGCCGCTCACCCGAAGCGCATCCAGCGCGCGGCCCGCATCGCCCAGCTCGAGGCCTTCGACGCCGAACGTGCCGCCGCACGAGCGGAGGCCGGCCAGTGACCACCGTCGTCGGACTCGATCCGAGCCTCACAGCCGCTGGAATCGCCGTAATCAAGCATCCCCAGCACGCGGATACCCCGAACGCCCCCCGGCTCGTCTGCGTTGGAGCCAGCGGCCAGAACGGCGACTCCCTGCCCACGCGGAGCATCCGAGTTGCGGACCAGTCCGAGCGGATCCTGCGCGCGATGCCTCCGAACGTGCGCCTCGTCGTCATCGAGGCGCTGCCGCCGAAGCCGCCGCAGAACACGAAGCTGTACCAGGAGCGGGCCGCGCTCGTGCTCCGCGTCGTCGAGTTCCTCGCCCGTCGGCGGATCCCGGTCGCCGACGTCAGCGCGACCACGCTGAAGCTCTGGGCGACGGGCAACGGCCGCGCCGAGAAGGCTGAGGTGATCGACGCGATGCAATCGCTCTGGCCACACGCGCGAATCGGGGCCAACGACAACAAGTCCGACGCGCTCGCGCTCGCGACGATGGGAGCGCAAGAGCTCGGCTGGTACCCGCCCGAGCTGCCGCACCACTTCGCGCCGCGCGTGAACTGGCCTGTGGGGGTGGGGGCATGACTATCGACTGCCACAACTGCGGCCGCGTCGTCGCCGACGGGCTCGAGCTGTGCACGCTGTGCGCGGACTCGCTTCACCGTGAGCTGCTCGAGATCCCGGGCCTCGTATCCGACATGACGATCACGCGGGCGAGGCTCGACCGCATGAGCCGGGGCCGCGTCGGCGGGAAGAGCGCCGAGACCGCACTGCCCGTACGCCTGGACAAGTTCGACCAGCGCCCGACGCAGCGCCCGCTCGACTACCTGACGCTCGTCATTGGAACGTGGGCGCGCGTGGCCGCCGATCAGACAGGCCAGTTCCACGAGCTGCACGTCGCACTCGACAGCCCGGGCCTGCGGCAGCTGGTGCACAACAGCCGGCGCGGACGACTCGATCGAGCGGCAGTCTCGACCGAGGGCGCGTACGACGTCGAGCTCGCCGCGATCTGGCTGGCGCACTGCGGCGGCGACCTGCGCACCGTGCCCGACTCGGGCGTGATGTACGACGAGATCACCGACGCTCTCGCGTACGTACGCCGTGCCGTCGACCGCATGCCCGAGCTCTCGTATCGAGGGCAGTGCTCGGCGCTGGTTTCGGGCGGCCTCTGCGGTGCCGACCTGTACGTCGAGGACGGCGAGAGTTATGTGACGTGCCGAGCGTGCGGTGCACACCACGTCGTGAGCGCGCTGGTGCGAGATGCGCTCGGCGCCATCGAGAACCGGCTCTTCACCATCGCCGAACTCGAACGCGTGCTGCGAGAGCTCGGGGAGCCGATCCCCGCCGGGACGATGCGCTCGTGGCACAGCCGAGGGCAGCTGCGGCCGAGGGCATGGAGGCAGGCTGACGGGACCGAGTCGGAGTACTGGATGAGGCGCACAGATCCGCCCCTGTTCCGCATCCGAGATGTGCGCGAACTGAGGGGGACACGCGCGGAAACCTACCCGGCTTGAAAAGTCTCTGACCTGCATGCAACACTCAGGCGTCGGTCATAGCCCCTGCCCAAAAGTGGATTCGACCGCCTTCTCGCCCCCGTTCTGGGCGCCCTCTCACAGGCCACATCGCAAATGACCCCCGCGTCTGTTGGCGCAGACCGGGGGCCGTGGTCGACCTATCACCAGGAGTCGACATGACCCATCGTATTTCCCACCGCCGCGGCCAGTACAGCTCGACCTTGCAGGGACGGAAAGTGGTTCGGCCACCCGCGCGTGAGACGCCAACCTCGATCGCACGTGAGCTCGGAGAGTGCGTGTACTTCATCCGGTCGAACGACGACCTCGTGAAGATCGGGCACACGACGAATATCGCCAAGCGCAAGAGCGCCTTCAGCGTCGGATGGGGCAGCATCTTGGCGATCGTTCCCGGCACCTACGAGGACGAGCAGAACCTGCATCGGCGATTCGCTGAACACCGAGCCCGAGGCGCTGAGTGGTACCACCCAGCCTCGACGATCATCGACCACATCAACGAGATTCGGCAGCGGTTGGACATCTCACCCATCGCGGCCTGGTAGCCACCCCAACGTCCGGGCGCGTCCCGGGATCCTTGAGTTGCACGCTGCCTCTCACGGGCCGCGGCTGTGCCTCGGCTCCCGCAGGGCGCGCCCGGGCTACCTACTTCCGCCCGGTGTCAACGTCAGCCCGCAGCGTCATACCGAACCCAGCGCTGCGGGAGCGAAGCTGCACACAACGCGCACTGCTGTGCGTAGATCCGTCGTATGTGAAAGCGGCGGTGGTGCAGCTGCCCGGGCGGTCCAACGTCGAGCCGAGGTGGTGACCGGATGCCGACCGCGCCGCCCCGTGTGTGCCCGAAGTGCCGCAAGGTGCACAGCAATCCACGAGGCTGCCCTCGGTGCCGGCCAGCATGGCAGGGATCGAGCTGGACGGGCGGCAGCACGCGGCGATGGCGCAACCTTCGGGCCGATCACCTCGCCGCGCATCCGTTCTGCCAGTGGCCAGGCTGCCGGCGCCTGGCCGTCGACGTCGACCACCGCGTGAACCTCGCGGCCGGAGGCGAGCGGTACGACCCGGCCAACCTGCAGAGCCTGTGCAAGCCGCACCACGACGACAAGACCCGCGCCGAGGCTCAGGCCGGGCGCACCGACGATCCACCGCCGTTCTGACCCAAGGAGGAAGCGATGCCGCAAACCTGGGGAGTGGTGCAACGAGACGAGCTCGGGGAGCCACTCGTTCGCGTCGACAGAGTGTTCTCCACGCGCAGCGAGGCGGAGGAGTGCATGAAGACCGTGACCGGCGCGCTGAACGTCATTCGGATCGACTGGGTCGGTCCCTGACCCCTAGGGGGGTCGAAATCCCTGTACCTCCCGCCAGGGACACCGGCGCGGTAACTCGAGTTTTTCGCGCTCAGGTTTGGGGTCATGGGGGGTATCCCGACGGAAGGGGGTCACGATGCCCGGTCCGGCTGCCACGCCGCCCGCGCTGAAGTTGCTCAACGGCCGGAGTGAGGGCCGCGATTCCGGCGGCCGTGCCGTCACCCCGCCGCCCGACTTCCGGCGCATCCCGCCGAAGCCGCCGACCTGGCTCTCGCGCGAGGCGAAGGCCGAATGGAAGCGCGTCGTGCCGGGTCTGTCTCGGCTCGATCTGACGAAGGAAGAGGATCGTGCCTCACTCTCCGCGTACTGCGAGACGTGGGCGACGTACGTCGATGCGATCCGCCAGGTTCGGAAGGACGGCATCGTCGTCGAGAACCGCTCGATTCGGAAGGACGGGACCGAGTCGGTATGGAAGACAAAGAATCCCGCGATGGCTGTCGCCGAGCGCGCATCGCAGCAGCTTCGCGCGTGGGCCGCAGAGTTCGGCCTGACGCCGTCGTCCGAGGGCAAGCTCTCGGCTGCGTTCGGCGCCGTCGAGGGGACGCCCGATGACGAAGGCAACCCGTTCGCCTGAGTTCGAGCTCTACGACGCCGAGGAGCTCGAGCGGCTGAAGATCTCACCCGAGGTCGGGTACTACCTCGCGTCGCGCGGGATCCCGCTGCCGGACTGTCCGCCGCTGATCAAGACACCCGAGCCGCGCGACGAGCCCGGAGCCCGGTTCGATCCGAGCCGTGTCGACGCGGTGCTGAAGGTGTTCAAGCTGCTGCGGCACACCAAGGGTCGGCTGGCCGGCAAGCCGCTGAATCCGGATCCGTGGCAGGTCGCGTACATCCTCGCGCCCGTCTTCGGCTGGGTGCGATTCGACGAGGACGTCCAGGCGTACGTCCGGATCATCCGCACGGCCTACGTCGACCTCCCGCGAAAGAACGGGAAGTCGACTCTTGCGGGTGGCATCGGCGTGTACCTCACCTGTGCCGACGGCGAGGCTGGCGCGCAGGTGATCGCCGCGGCGACGCGGAAGGAGCAGGCCGGATTCGTCTTCGACCCGATCAAGTTGATTTGCGAGAAGTCGCCTGCATTGCGGCCGTACGTCAAGACGCTCGCGTCGAAGATCGTGCATCCGAAGACGGGCAGCTACTTCCAGGCGGTCGCGTCGGCCGGCGACGCGCAGCACGGCGCCGACCTGCACGGCGGGATCGTTGACGAGCTGCACCTGCACAAGACGTACGACCTCGTCGAGGCGATCGAGACGGGCACCGGCTCACGATCGCAGCCGCTCATCGTGTTCATCACGACCGCCGACGCGGGCAAGCGGCACACGCCGTACGACCGCAAGCGCGCGATGATCGAGCAGCTCGCTCGCGGTGCGCTGCACGACCCGTCGACGTACGGCGTCGTGTTCGCTGCTCCCGCCGAGATGGATCCGTTCAGCGAGGAAGCGCAGCGCGCGGCGAACCCCGGCTACGGCGTCTCGCCGACTCGCTCGTATCTGCGCGATGCCGCGACGAAGGCCCGGAACTCACCGGCCGACCTTGCCTCGTACCTGCGCCTACATCTGGGCCAGCGCACGAAGCAGTCCGAGAAGTACATCGACCTCACGGCATGGGATCGAAACGCATCGATGGTCGACGAGTCCCGGCTCGCGCGCCGGGCGTGCTTCGGCGGGCTCGACCTCGCGTCGGTCTCGGACATCACCGCGTTGTGTTGGCTGTTCCCGGACGCCGAGCGCGGCGGGTATGACGCCATCTGGCGACTGTGGACGCCCGAGGCGAACGTCGAGGCTCTCGACAAGCGGACCGCGGGCGCGGCGAGCGTGTGGGTCCGACAGGGATTCCTGACCGCGACGCCGGGCAACGTCATGGATTACGACTACATCGAGTCGGTCGTGAAGGCAGACGCGAAGGCCTTCACGGTCCAAGAGGTTGCTTACGACCGATGGAACGCGTCGCAACTCGTGAACAACCTTGTTGCCGAGGAGATCCCGATGGTCCAGATGGGCCAAGGGTTCGCGTCGCTGTCCTCGCCGACGAAGGAGCTGCAGCGGCTCGTGCTGCTCGGCACCGAGGAGAAGCCGATGCTGCGGCACGGCGGGCACCCGGTGCTGCGGTGGATGGTCGACAACCTCGCGGTCGCGATGGACGCGGCCGAGAACGTGAAGCCGGACAAGGCGAATGCCGCCGACAAGATCGACGGCGTCGCTGCACTGATCAACGCGCTCGGCCGTGCCATCGATGGCGACGTCCAGACCGAGAGCGCGTACGACGACCACGACCTGATGGTGGTCTGACGGAGGGATCCCATGATCGCTGTCGCGATATCTGTCGGCTTGCTCGCCCTCGTGGCAGCGGCCTGTGGCGTGGCGCTGTACGCGCGGTGCCTACGCATCCGGTCCCGGGTGCTCGTTTCGCTGAAGTCCGGGAACGCGGTCTCTGGCGTGATCGTCCGGAGCGCGGGCAACTGGATCGTCGTGGCCGACGCGATGGTGCTCGACCGCGACGCATCCGCGCCCACGCCGGCCGACGGCGAGATCTGGATCGAGCGGGCGAACGTCGACTTCGTCCAGGCGATCGGGGGTGACCGATGAGCTTCGTCGTCTCCGAGGGTGCGGTGCGCGGCCTCTCGCGCCCGGACCTGCCGGGCGTGCCTCGTCTGCAGCTGAGCGACTCGCTGTCGATGACGTACAAAGAGATTTGGAAGAAGCAGCCCGCCGTGCGTACGGCGGTCTCGTTCCTGGGCCGCAACATCGCGCAGCTCGGTCTGCACGCTTTCCGCCGGGTCGGCGACACCGAGCGCGAGCGACTCACCGACCACGCGCTCCCGCTGCTCATCGGGAAGCCGAACCCGTGGACGACCCGGTACCGGATGCTCGACGCACTCGTGCATGACCTGGGCATCTACGATCGCGCGTTCTGGCAGAAGGTGAAGGCGTCCGACGGCAGTCTCGCGCTGGTCCGTCTGCCGCCCGAGATGGTGACGCCGAAGGGTGACAACTGGCTTACCCCGACGTCGTTCGAGATCAAGGGCAGCAAGGGTTCTCGCGAGGTGTCCGCCGACAGCCTGGTCTACTTCCGCGGGTACGCGCCCGATGACGATTTCGGCACCTCACCGATCGAGTCGTTGCGGCAGATCCTCGCGGAGGACTGGCACTCGAGCCGCTCGCGCGAGCAGACGCTCCGCAACGGGGCCCGACTGTCCGGATACCTGCAGCGCCCCAAGGAGGCGGGCAGGTGGGAGGAGCCCACGCGTGAGCGCTTCCGTGCGCAGTGGCAGGCCCAGTACACCGGGGACGGCCCACAGGCCGGCGGTACGCCGATCCTCGAGGACGGTATGACGTTCAACCCAGTAGCTCAGACGTCGGAGCAGCTGCAATACGTCGAAGCGCGCAAGCTCACCCGCGAGGAGGTCGCGGCGGCGTACTTCATTCCGCCGCCGATGGTCGGTCTGCTCGACAAGGCGACGTTCTCGAACATCACCGAGCAGCACAAGATGCTCTATCAGGACACGCTCGGCCCCTGGCTGACGATGATCGCCGACGAGCTGGCGCTGCAACTGATCCCGGATCTACCCGGCAGTGATCGCGTCTACGTCGAGTTCAACCTCGCCGAGAAGCTGACCGGCTCGTTCGAGACCCGGTCCGACTCGATGCAGAAGGCATGTGGCGGACCGTTCCTCACGGTCAACGAGGTCAGGGCGATGGACAACCGACCGCCGGTCGAGGGCGGCAACGCGCTGATCCGTCCGCTGAACGTCACGCAGAACGGCGACGACGAACCCATCCCGGCCGAATCCGGGCCGGACCCCGAGGCCGCGCCGCCGGCCGACGACGAGCCCGACGAGGAGGGCCAGGAATGAACACCAAGGCATGCACGGTCAAGATCAAGGCCGGTCCTGATGCCGGGCTCGCCGAGGGTGAGTTCATCGCGTACGCATCGGTATTCGGCAACAAAGACTCGTACGGCGACGTCGTGCAGCCCGGCGCCTTCGCGAACACGCTGAAGGCGTGGGCCGAGAAGGATGCCGCGGTCCTGCCGCTGCTGTGGGGGCACAAGACCGACGATCCCGACTACAACATCGGCGAGATCCTGTCGGCCGAAGAGGATGAGCGCGGCCTGAAGGTGCACGCTCGCCTCGACCTCGAACAGCCGAAGGCGGCGACGACGTACCGGCTCCTGAAGTCGGGGCGCGTCTCACAGATGTCGTTCGCGTACGCCGTCATTGATGGCGAGTATGTGCAGCCGCAGGGTGAGGGCAAGTCCTGGCGGGATGCGTACTACTCGCTGAAGGAGCTCGACCTGTTCGAGGTCTCGGTCGTGCCGATCGGCGCGAACCAGGAGACGGAGATCCTGGCTGTGAAGGCTGCGGCGGAATCGCTGCGCGTCAAGGCCGGCCGCGCGCTCTCGGCGAAGAACGAGACCGCTCTACGCGACGCGAAGAAGCAGCTGGAAGAGGCTGCCGCGTCGATCGACACCGTGCTCGGCGTCCTCGGCGAAGAGGTCGACGACGACGAGACAGAAGACCAGGACGAGACCAGCGGTGAGGAACCGACCCCGGAGGGCTCCGACGGGAGCCCTGCCGGCAAGTCCGCTCCAACCCCGTCCGTCTCCCTGGCGTGCTTGGAGGCACGCGCGCTCGAAGCGGCGTTCGCCTAACCCACCTACGACCAGGAAGGTCACATCACCATGAGCAACGCACGACTGAAGAGCCTGCAGGAGGCAGCACTCGCCGCCGTCAAGACGGCCCGCGATATCGCGGAGAAGGCGCAGGCCGAATCCCGCGAGATGTCCGACGACGAGGCTGCCGAGTACAAGACCGCAATGACTCGCGGCTCGGAGCTGCTCGAGCAGGTCAAGGCCGCGAAGCGCGACGCCGAGATCCTCGATCAGGTCGACTCTTTCGCCAAGGAGATCGGCGGACTCGAGGGCGCCGGCTCCGACGCCGAGACGAAGCGCCGCGCGAAGTCGCTCGGCCTGCAGGTCGTCGGCTCGCCGCAGTTCGAAAGCCTGATGAAGGGCTTCGGCAACCGGATCCCGGACGGCTCGCGCGTCCACTCGGACCCGATTCCGGTCAAGGGTCTGTTCGTCGGCGGCAACGACTCGAGCGCGGGCGCGTTCGTCACTCCGGAGCAGACCGGCATCGTCGAGATGCTCGGCCGCAAGGAGCTGACGATCCGGGATCTGATCTCCGTGCGTCGCACGGGCTCGGACACCGTCGAGTACGTCCAGCAGACCTCGCACACGAACGCGGCCGCGGTCGTCGCCGAGGCCACCAGCTCGGCCGCACCGACCGCTCCGGAGGGTGCCGGCGCGCTGGTCACCGCTCCCGGAGGCGGCTACAAGCCGGAAGGCTCGTGGGCGTTCGAGCGCAAGACCGCGGTCGTGAAGACGATCGCCGAGTGGGTGCCGGCCACCAAGCGCGCCCTGGCCGACGTCGCCGCGCTCGAGGGGCTCATCAATGACGAGCTCCGCGCCGACATCGCCGAGGCCGAGGAGGGCCAGATCCTCAACGGCAGCGGCACGGGGGAGAACCTGACGGGCATCCGCAACTGGTCCGGCGTCCAGACGCAGGCGTTCGACACCGACATCTTCACCTCCGTGCGCCGCGCGATCACCAAGGCCCGCAAGATCGGCCGCGTCGCGCCGAACGCGGTCGTCCTGTCGCCCGCCGACATGGAGACCGTCGACCTCGCTCGCGACGAGCAGGGTCGGTTCTTCGGTGCCGGCCCGTTCGCCTTCGGCCCGCGGACCCTCTGGGGCCTGCCGACGATCGAGTCCGAGAGCCAGCCCGACGGCGAGGCGCTGCTCGGCGACTACTCGAAGGCGGTCCTGTGGGACCGCGAGCAGACCACGGTGACCGTGACCGACTCGCACGCGGATTTCTTCATCCGCAACATGGTCGCGATCCTCGCCGAGGAGCGCGTCGCCTTCGCTGTCACCCGCCCGACCGCCTTCGTCAAGGTCGACGTCGCGGCCTGACCCAACTGACCGACCAGCGACCCGGTGCCACCGCGCACCGGGTCGCGGTCGTTCCGGAAGGAGAAACCAGTGGGACTCAAGATCTACGCGACCGAAATCAACGGCTACCCGGCCACCGTCCAGCTGACCGACGAGGACGCGGAAGCACGTGGCCTCACCGCGAAGGACACCGTCGAGTACCGGCAGAAGGCTGCAGCCAAGCGCAAGGCGGACGACGCAGCGGAAGCGGCGGCGAAGGTCGAGGCGGACCGCGTCGCGGCCGAGAAGGCCGAGGCCGACCGCAAGGCCGCCGAGGGTGCGGCAGCGGGCGCCGATGCCGCCAAGGCCGCCGCGCCTGCCAACAAGGCGCGGACAGCCGCGAACAAGGCGGCCGAGAAGTGACCGCGCCGCCCGAGCCCGAGATCGTCACCCCCGAGGAGCTGGCCGCGTTCCAGTCTGAGGAAGGCATCGACGAGCTCAGTCTCGCGGCGGCAATCTCGGAGGTCCGCGGCTACTGCGGATGGCACATCGCGCCTCAGCGCACCGAGACCCTGGTGCTCGACGGGCCGGGGCTCTCAGTGCTGCTGCTGCCGACAATGCAGGTCGCCGACGTCGCCGCGGTCGTCGAGAACGGTACGGCCTTGTCGGTCGGCGACGCAGTCGAGTGGTCCGCGAAGGGCATGCTGCGCAGGCGGTCCGGATGGACCGATCGCTGGCGCAGCATCTCGGTGACACTGACGCACGGCTACGCCGAAGCGCCGGCCGAGCTGAAGCGGCTCATCCTCGCCACAGCCGCCTCGCAAGTCGACGAGGGCGCCGCCGCGGTAGCCGAGAAAGTCGGGCCGTTCGAGTTCTCTGTCGCGCAGCTACAGCCGCACCAGCTCGCGATTCTCAATCGCTACCGCCTCGGCTGGGGTGCGTGATGGCAGAGAAGGTCATGCGGATCCGCAGCACGCCCGGCGGCCTGGACTCGAACCTCGACCCGGTGCCGTCGACCGAGGACAAGCGCGAGATCCGGACGCTCGCAGTCGAGCCCGGTCTGTCCGAGGAGTTGGCCGAGCTCGGCCGCGACGGCGAACGGATCGAGTTCACGGTCTATCTGCGCCGCCGGGCCGACGTCGTGAACGGCGACGAGCTGCTCATCCGCGGCGATCGGTACTCGGTGCGGGTCGTCGACTGGCGGTCGCCGCGAACCGCTCGCGGGGGCCTTGTCGCCCTCGCGTCGCTCGGAAGGGGGTAGGCATGGCGCAGAAACCGTTTCGGCTCAACCGTGCGGGCGTCGGCAAGATCCTGAAGCAGGAGAAGCTCGCGGCGGCTGTTACAGCGGTCGCGCAGCAGATCGGCGGGGCAGTCCGGGGCCGCGTCGGCGCGGACGTCGTGGTGCGCGTCGACCCGTACACGACCGACCGCGGCGCTGCGGCGGTCGTGATCGCCGACCGATACGGCGCGGCAATGCAGGCGAGCGACGGCGCGCTCACGAAGGCCGCCGCTTCGGTCGGACTCTCGGTGACGTCGCGATGAAGGCGCTGCGGAAGCCGAGGGACGCTGCTGTTCCGATCAAGGACTTCCTGATCGCGCAGCTGGAGGCGACGGATCACGGCGCGACGGCCGCGTTGAAGCTGCCGACCGACTGGTCCCCGAAGAGTCCGCCGGCCGTAGTCGTGTTCGACGACGGCGGGCCGCAGCGGTGGCCGGTCTCGACCAAGCCGCAGATCCGCATCACCGTCTGGGCCGAGGGTCGCGGCGAGGCGCGCGACATCGCGGGCAAGTGCATGGGCTGGCTGCTCGCGCTGCGAGTGCCTGGCGTGAAGGTCTCACCGGGGTCCGCCCTGATCGACGCACGAGACCCCAAGAACGGCGGAATGATGGCGAGCTTCACCGTCAACACCACCGTGCGAACAACCAACCTCTGAGTCACATCGTGACCCGAAACCCTTTGGAAGGGGTGTTTTTTCATGGCCGCAGTAAATGCTGATGCCACACGGATCTGGGACGGGGCGGAGACGTACGTCATCCCCGCCGACCAGGTCACCGACATCAACACGCTGGTGCCCGCCGACGTCGACGCGACGCTCGATCCGAAGTGGCTGTTCGTCGGCCTGCAGGATGCGGACGCGGGCGTGCCGGTCACGCCGGAACTCGAGATCGTCCACTACGACGGCTTCGGGCACCCGCGCTACCGCTCGAAGGCTCGGCGCGGTTCGGTGACAACCGGATTCACTGCCTTCGAGGACAACCCGGTGACGCGCAAGTTCGTGCTGCCGGGATCGGCCCCGAACCGAGTGGGTGCGCCCAAGGGCATCCGGTTCTACGTCCTCTACAAGTTCGAGGACGAGGGTTACACCGACATCCTCATCACGACCCGGCCGGCGCTGCTCGAGCTGTCCTCGCACAGCGGCAAGACCGAGGCGGGGCAGGAGTCGTACGAGATGACCTGCCACCACGCGAACGACGCGAACGGTGACGTGTTCATCCGCGTCGAGACCGAGCCCGAGGGCCCCTAGCGCCCCAGTCGTTGAACGACGGAGTCGATGAGACCGAGCCGTTCGACGACGACGTCCCTCTCGGCTGATCCCTGAGGAGGACGTGGGGCGGGTCAGGACAACCCCACAGACCCCGGCCGTCCGCGGAGTGCAGCCCGCGGACGGCCGGACCTCTTTCGCTGCACCGCTGCACAGGAGGCGTCATGCCCCGAGTCCCCACCGAACGCGAGATCGCAGAGACCGCCGAGCGACTCGGCCTGACGCCGCCGCTCACGCCGACCCAGTACAAGAAGGTCGCGCGCGCAATACAACTCGCCCCCCAGATCGAAGCCGAGGAGAAGGCCGAGGAAGCCGTCAAGGCCGCACCCGCCGACTTCGCCGCTTCGGTCGCCGACGCGCACACGCACCTTCTCGGTGCGGGCGTCCCTGAACATGCCGCCGCGCTCGTGGTGGCAGCAATCGCGCCGGACCTCTGGCGCAAGAACCAAGGAGCTGCACATGCCCCAGGCTGACGACTTCGAGACCTTTTTCGATGACGCCGACAACGAGACCGATACGGACTCGACCGCCGTCGTCGACGCCACCCCGACGCCGAGCGGCGCAGGGCCGAATCGCGCTGCTCGCCGCGGCGGGAAGAAGGGGCGCAAGAAGCCCGTCGCGATCCCCGAGGGCGCGCCCGTGCCTCAGGATCATCTGGCGAAGAAGGATCCTCGCGCAGCCGAGGCCGACGGTGGTGCGACCATCGTCCTCCGGTTGTGGGACAAGACCATTCACATCTCCCAGGTGGACCTGCTCGAATCGTGGGACTTCCAGATGGGCACCGTGCAGGGCAATCCGCTGATGATGGTGAAGGGCCTGCTGGGCGATCGAGACTTCGCCTGGTTCGCCGCCCGCGCACGAGCCGAGGGCAAGAGCCCGATCGACGCGTCGAGCGAAGTGATGTCGATGTTCGCTCGCGCAACAGGATTCGACTCGGCGGGAAAATAGTCGGCCTGCTCGCACTGCTGCGCTCGAAGGGCGATCCGATCGAGGCGGACCTGAACCGCTTCCATCAGACCGATCTCCGAGACCTCTGGCGGCCAGGCGGCGGGGAGTCACAACTGACGCTCCGCCGCCTGTTCGTACTGATCCGCTACCTCCCCTCCGATTCCGCTCTCGCGATCGACGAGAGCGACGGGCGCGTCCCGTGGACGATCACCGACCACCTGCTCGCCGACCTCTGGGAGCAGAAGGCGAACGCCGGTCGAGGCCGGGGCAAACCGCGAATCCGCCACCCGTGGCGCCTCGAGCAGAAGAAGCGGCAATCAGCGCGCAGGAGCGAAGCGAAGCGCAACAAGTTCGAGCGTGCGAAGGCGCGACGCGCCCGGGAGCTCGGCACAACCGAATAGGAGGGCGCGCCCGTGGAAACAATCGGCTGGGCCGCACTGCAGGTCATTCCCACGATGCAGGGCGTCGAAGGGAGCATGTCCGGGCAGCTCGTCGGTCCGATGCGGACGGCGGGCAAGCGTGCCGGCCAGGCCGCGGGCGACGGCATCGCGGCGGGCATCGCCGGGGCGAAGGCCGCCGTCGAAAAGGCGACGTCCGACCTGTCGAAGTCTCAGGACAAGGTCGCCGACGCCGCCGGCAAGCGCCGGGTCGCCGAGGCCGCGCTGGTCGAGCTGCAGGAGAAGGGCATCACCTCGGGCGCGCGGCACACCCGCGCGGTCGAGGCGCTCGAATCCGCGAAGCGCAAGGAAGCCGCGGCGTCCAAGGTGGCCGAGCAGGCGACGAAGAACCTGGCCGACGCGGAGGAGCGCGCGGCGAAGGCGGCCGAGGGTGGCGCGGATGACGTCAGCCGTTTCGCCGGCTCCTTCGATGGGTTCGGCGACAAGATCAAGGGTGGCGTCTCCGACCTCGGCAAGTTCACGGCCGCGGCCGCCGGCATCGGAAGCGCCATCGGTCTCGGCATGGCGGCGATGGACAACATGGACATCGAGTCCAAGCTCGCCGCGCAGCTCGGTGCGACGGGCAACCTGGCGGCCGAGTACGGCGACAGGGCGGGCGCCCTGTACCGATCCGGTGTCGCGGGCTCGATGGAGGAAGCGGCGCAGGCGGTCGGCCTGGTCGCGAACTCCTTCCGCACGGCGGGATTCGAGGGCGAAGCCTCGATGGATCAGATCGCCAGCAACGCAATGACCTTCGCGAACGTGTTCGATCAGGATGTCTCGGCGTCCGTACAGACCGCGTCGCAGCTGATTCAGAACGGTCTCGCCAAGGACTCGACCGAGGCCTTCGACCTGCTCACCCGCTCGTTCCAGACCGTCCCCGCGGCCATGCGCGACGAACTGCCCGAGATCATCCAGGAGTACGGGACGAACTTCCGCGCGCTCGGGTTCGACGGCGAAGAGTCCTTCAACATCCTGGTCTCGGCAGCCGAGAAGGGAAAGTTCGCACTCGACAAGACTGGCGACGCCCTGAAGGAATTCACACTCCTGGGCTCGGATATGTCGGAGTCGTCGAAGGAGGCCTATCAGGCGATCGGCCTGAACGCCGAGGAGATGTCGCGAAAGGTCGCGGCCGGCGGCGACGGGGCGCAGGAGGCGCTGCAGGCGACGGCGAGCGGCCTACTCAAGATCGAGGACCCCCTCAAGCGCGCGAACACGGCCATAGCGCTCTTCGGCACGCCACTGGAAGACCTATCGGTCGACCAGATTCCGATGTTCCTCGAGAGCCTCACGGGCGCCGAGAACTCGATGGGCGGCTTCGCGGGCGCGACGCAACAGATGTCGGACACGGTCAACTCCGGGCCGAACCATGCGATGACGGTGCTGAAGAACACCATTCAGTCGACCATCACGGACGGCATCGGGGGCGCTGCGCAGTTCCTCATCGACCATGCCGACCTCTGGGCGCAGATCGGTTCCGTGGTCACCGACATCGGATCGGTCGCGCTCCCGGTGGTGTGGGGCGCGATGCAGATCGGAATCGGCATCCTCGGCGACGTCGCGAACGCGATCGGGGGAGTTGTCGGCTGGTTCCGCGAGCACGAGGTCGTCGCGGGCATCCTGGTCGGCGTCATCACGATCGGACTGCTCCCCGCGCTGGTGTCGATGACGGTCGGCTTCGCCACCTCGGCGGCCGGCGCGGTCGCGAGCGGCGCCACGCTCACCGCGGTCTGGGTGTCGACGCAGGCCTCGGCCGTTGCGTCGGCAGCCGCGCAGGTGGCGGCGCAGTACCGGACTGTCGCGGGCTGGGTCGCATCGTCGGCCGCTGCGGTCGCCAACGGCGCGATCATGGTCGGACAGTGGATCGCAGCCGGTGCAACGGCAACCGCGCAGGCGGCTATCGCTGCGGGCGCGTGGGTTGCATCGTCGGCGCGCACCGTCGGCGCTCTCGCTCTGCAGGGCGCTGCGTTCATCGCGCACCGTGCCGTGATGATCGCCGGAGCGGTCGCGACCGGAGCGGCGACGGCCGCGCAGTGGGCGTTCAACCTCGCACTGTCGGCCAATCCGATCACCCTCATCATCATCGCGGTGACGGCGCTCGTCGCCGGACTGATCTGGTTCTTCACCCAGACCGAGATCGGGCAGAAGATCATCACGGCCGCCTGGGATGCGATCCTGACCGGCTGGAACTGGATGTACGACAAGGTCTCGGCCGGGATCGACGCCTTCGGTGCGGCCCTCGGTTGGATCGGCCAGAAGGCAGGCGAGGCGAAGGACTGGGTCGTCCAGAAGTTCAACGACCTGGTCGGGTTCGTCACGGGCCTGCCCGGGCGAATCAGCTCGGCCGCGTCGGGACTCTGGGACGGCATCATCAACGCCTTCCGGTCGGCGCTGAACTGGATCATCCAGAAGTGGAACAACTTCCGTCTCAGCTGGGAGTTCACGGTTCCGGTCATCAACAAGAAGGTGTCACTGTCGCTCGACACCCCCGACCTTCCTCTCTTCCGCGACGGCGGCGTGATCGCTGGCCGGACCGAAGACGGGCAGCTCTGGGGTCCGGGGACGGGGCGCTCGGACAGCATCGTCGGCGTCGACGCGTTCGGCGTCCCGGTCGTCCGTGTCGCTGACGGCGAGGGCATCGTCCGCGAGGACGTGATGCGGCAAGGCGGTGCCGCCGTCGTCGCCGCACTCAATGCGGGATGGGTGCCGCCGGCCGGATTCCTCCACGCGCTGATGAACGGCGACTTCCAGTCGAACCCCTTCGGCATCGAGGAGGATTCTCGGCTGGTCGCGGGAGCGTTCGGGCTGCGATCGCTGGCTATCGATGGTGACTACACGCCGAACATGTTCGAGGCCTTCGGCGTCGAGGAGGACCACCCGGTCATCAGCGGTCTGCTCTCACTCCGCGATGCGATGTCGCGGCTGCCGAAGTTCGCCGAGGGCGGCGTCATCGGCAGCCTGACATCTCTCGCGTCTGAGCACTTCCCAGCGCTGCAGGTGACCGACACAGTTCGCCCCGGGGCGAACGACTATCACGGCGCAGGGAAGGCGGTCGACTTCTCGAACGGCTCGGGCAACACCGATGAGCAGCTCGGGTTCGCGAACTTCCTCGCGGACAACTATCAGGGACAGTTGCTCGAGCTGATCTACGACGATCCTCGGTTCGACCGGCAGATCAAGAACGGCGAAATCGTTCCGCGCACGTACTACGCGAACGCGGGCGATCACACGCACCACGTGCACGCAGCCGCCGACGAACCACTCGGCCCGCCAGCACCGCCGGCGCCCGAGCACATACAGGTCGGCTCCGGTCCCTCGGGCGCGGTCCCCAGCTGGGGGCCGGACGCGGGCGCATCGTCAGCGACGAGTACATCGACGCCGACGACCGAACTGCAGCAGACGTTCTCGGCGCGCGATCGCTGGAAGTCGATGTTCACCGACATCGCGGGCGTCTGGTCGGACGCCTCGATCGAGATCCTCGGAGTAGGGGAGTACCTCGACCTCGCGGACCGCTACACGATCAAGGCCGACTCGTCGGCGGGCATGAGCTCGCCGCCGGGGATCCCGGGCTTGCCGCAGTCCGCGGTCGGCGCCGATCAACTGGCGACCGTCACCGAGGGGCTCATCGACCCGAACGCTCCTGCTCAGACCGGCCCGGGAGACCGGACCGGCGCCGAGCTGTACGCGTACGAGATCGCGCGGGCAGCGAGTGAGATGGGCCTCGGCGAGGCTGCCGCGGTCATCGGCGAGGCAACCGCTCTCGTCGAGGTCGGCGATCCGCTGAAGATGTACGCGAACTCGAAGCTGCCGGCGTCTCTCGCGCTGCCGCACGATGCGGTCGGAAACGACGGCACGTCGACGGGCCTGTTCCAGCAGCAGGACTACCCGGAGTGGGGAACGCTCGAGCAGCGGATGAATCCGTTCGAGTCGGCTCGGATGTTCTTCGAGCACCTCACCGAGTTCGACTGGAAGTCGATGGATCCCGGCGCGGCTGCGCAGAAGGTGCAGCGGTCGGCCTACCCGGGTCGGTACAGCCAGATGATGACCCGCGGGCAGCAGCTCGTCGACGAGACGGGCCTGTTCGACACGGGCGGATGGATGATGCCCGGACAGCTCGGGTTCAACGGGCTGAACGAGCCGGAACCCGTTCTGCTGCCGCGTCACTGGGATATCGCCGAGGCGAACATCGACAAGGTCGACGAGCTCGTCGGCGCGGGTGTCAGCGGCGGGCCGCGCGTCCAGATCAACAACAACCAGCAGATCACGATCGCGGATCAGGCTGCATGGCAACGCGATCAGGCCATGCGTCAGAGCATCGCGCTCATGCGTTTCGGAGGTGGACGTGCTTGATGTTGCGCTCATCGGAGCCAACGGTTATCGCCTCGATCTCGCTGGACGTAACGCCGGCCGCCAGGGTGTCATCCTGGCGGCCGGCCAGGTCCAAGGGATCTACGGGGCGCCGATCTCGAGCGAGTGGAAGAGGGCCGCACGGCAGCGCGGCGGGCGGTTCAAGAACCGAACGTTCCCGTGGCGCGATCTCGCGCTCGGCTTCCACCTGTTCGGAGATGACACCGACATGGACATCGAGCGGCTCGACTCGCTGCTCGACCAGATGATCACCGATGCGCCGGATGAGTGGGACGAGGACGAGCAGCTCGCGCAGGTTGTCGTGCGGTCCTCGCGCGACATCCGCCGACTGTTCATCCAGCGGTACGACAACACCGATCTCGACCCCGAGTTCGACCCCACGCTCGAGGATGAGCAGTACCTGAACCCGATCTACAAAGTCCGCTCGGCCCAACCATTCTGGGAAGGGCAGACGAAGGTCACGCACTTCGAGAAGTCGACGACGTCGGCCTCTGGGTTCATCGAAGTAGAGAATCCGACGCCGATCACGATGATGCAGACCTGGGTGCTCACCCGGGCGACGTGGAGCATCCCGGATCCGTCGTGGGTCGGCCCGAAGGGCAAGCGGCGCCCGGGCGGACGGTTCGGGAATCGGGTCGTTCCGTTGTTGCCTATCGACTCAGTGCACGCGGGCGCCCGGATCAACTACGACCCGATGCGCCTGATGCTCGAATCCTGGTCCGGCACGAACCTATTGGGAAGCAACGGCGGTCGTCAGTTCTTCATGCACAAGATCCCGCCGTACACGCCGCCGACCAAGCTGCCGATCTCGTACACCGGAGCACCGGCCGGCGGGGCGCGGGCGGAGCTGCATCAGCCGCGGCTGTGGCCGAAGCCGTGGGGAGGTGAGCTGCTGTGAGTGTTGTCGACTTCGATCTGACTCTGGCCGAGCAGTGCGCGGCGATCATGGAGGCGACCGAGCGGGCGCACCGCGAGCTCGACCAGATGCGCCGCACCCCTGCCCTGGTCCGACTGTGGACCGGCGCCGACGCCGACCTCGTGCACATCGTCGAGTGCGAGGACGAAGCGAAGTGGGAGGACGTCGACAACGACTCTGCGGTCGGCACCCTCTCGCTCGACTTCGAGATGCCACAGGCGCAGTGGCTGAACGACATGTACGGCCGGATCCAGCGCGGCGAGAAGCGCAACGTCCTGGTCTCGGTGGACTACATGGGTACTCGCTGGTCCGGGCTGCTCGAGGAGACCGACGTCCAGACCGACGAGTTCGGCAACAGCACCCTCGTCGCATCGTTCCTGTCGGACTTCGAGCAGCTCAAGACCAAGCTGCTGTGGTCCACGCCGGTCATGCCGGCGGCGTTCCAGCCGATCAAGGTGTTCGGGCTCGCAGGCCCGGCGCCGTGGGTGCTGCTGACGGCACTGCACATCAACCTGTGCCGCGAGAACATGCCGATCTTCACCCTCCCCGACGACCCGCTCAAGGTGTCCTCATGGTGGGAGGGCTTCGACATGTCCACCTGGACGGTCGTGGTCAAGCCCGGCTCGTTCATGGAGTGGCTCGCGAAGGGCGTGCCGTGGGCGATCCTGACGTCGCGGTTCAAGTATTGGCACGAGGCCGCGCAGGCGATCCTCGCCGACGGCGAGCTGTCGCTGCAGTGGCGCCGCTGGTTCGAGGGCGACCCGCTGCCCTGGCCCGGCGCAAAGCTGCGCCACGGCGCGCTGGTGGTGTGGGTCGAGGACAAGTCCGGCGTCGAGGCCGGTACCTCGAACGGCGGCACGATCTTCGACGGGCTCGTGCGGACGATCCGCTCGTACACCGACGACTTCGTCGAGAACATCGAAGAGACGATCAGCGACATGCCGGTCGTCGGCGACTACCGGGTGCCCGGCGACCGACGCACCGATCCGCGCGTGCCGTACGTCTACTACCCGCCGGACAGCCCGGGCGTGGTGCGCTCGAGCTTCAAGCAGCGGCCGGCCCGGGCGGTGCAGCTCGTCACGGGCGGCCACTCCATGCCGGGCGTGAACGAGACCATGAGCGCGCTCGTGCAGGGCGTGTTCGACGTCGTGGGCAACCTGCTGCAGTTCGGCTCGGTCGGCGGCTCCATCGATGCGATCCTGAAACCCTTCTACGAGGACACCGTCCTCGCGTGGATCGCGGTCAAGCTGCTCAGACGGGCTCAGGTGTCCGGTGACTTCCGGTACTTCGAGTTCTTCATCGCCTCGGGCGGCAAGGCCTACACGCTCGATTCGCTGATGGTCCTGCGCCAAGGCGCGTACGAGACGCGGACGATCTTCTCCGGGTCGATGGAAATCACCGACGGCGCACCGTATGTCATCGGCGCGCCCGGTGTCGGGCACTTCGACAAGGGCGACCGCGTCGCCACCCGCATCCCCGGCGACATCACACAACGGATCCACGTCGAGCGCGTCTCGAAGCGAGTCCTGTCGTGGGGCGTCGACCGGGCACCGGAGTTCGAGATCAGCCTCGGCGGCGAAGCGCTGCAGCAGGATCCACTGGTTCGCCTCATGGCAGCCATCGACAAGGGCAAATCCGATCTGAAGGAGCTGGGGGTGATGTCGTGAAGCGTGACGAGATCCCGACACGGGAGAACTGCGATCTCGACGATCCGGAAGAGATGTTCTGGTGGATGCTCGTCTCGCTCCCAGAGCTCAAGGGCGCGCTGGCGATCCTGCCGTTCGTCTACTACCGGCTCGTCTCGAAGCGCCTGCACGACTGCGGCGCTCGACTCAAGTGCGACCACTGCGGCCATATGGCCGAGCCGACGATCAAGCTCCGGCTACCGCAGACCGAAGAGGCCTGGCTCACGGGCGCCGGCAAGTGGGTGCCCGCCGACGAGCCGGACCCGCCGCGGACCGAGGCGAAGGATCTCGTGCGCAAGATGCCGCCCGAGCTTCGCAAGGAACTGAACGACGCACTCGACGCCATCAAGGCCGAGGAGGAAACGTGACGCGATACTGGCCCCTCGAGCGGGGGCACATGATCACCTCGGAGTTCGGCCAGCGCTGGGGAACTGTGCACTGGGGCGTCGATTTCGGGTGGGAAGGCGGCTCGGCCGGGCGACCTGTGTACGCAGTGCAGGGCGGCACGGTCTGGGCCGTCGGCCCCGCATCCGGGTTCGGTCAGTGGGTCGTCCTGGACCATCCAACCGAGGACGGCAGCGGCACCACCGTCTACGGGCATGTGATCCCCGAGGTGTCACTCGGGCAGCGCGTGGAGGCGGGCCAGCGCATCGCCCGCATCAACCCGGACTCGAACAGCAACGGCGGCGTCGCCCCGCACCTGCATCTCGAATGGCACCGCTACGTGTGGTCCCAGCCGGGGGCGGACCGGCTCAACCCGCTACCGCTGCTCGCTGGTGCGCAGTACCCGAACGAAGCGGTCGCCGGCATGGACGTCGACGGCCTGTCGCGAGCAATGGGCGGCACGGTCTCGCGCGAGCGGTACGCGGCGCTGCTACCCGCATTCACCGCAGGGATGCGAGAGGCCGGGTGCACGACCGTCGAGCGTGCGGCGATGTGGTGCGCGCAGCTCGGCCATGAGTCGAACGGTCTGCTGTGGATGGAAGAGCTCGCGTCCGGCGCTGACTACGAGGGCCGCCGCGATCTCGGCAACACGGAGCCCGGCGACGGCCGACGGTTCAAGGGCCGCGGACCGATCCAGGTCACCGGCCGGCACAACTACACCGAGTGCTCGCGGTGGGCACACGGGCGCGGCCTGGTCCCGACGCCGACGTACTTCGTCGACAACCCCGCCGAGCTCGCGTCCGACCGATACGGGTTCGTCGGCGCGGTCTGGTACTGGACCGCAGCGCGCCCGCAGCTCAACGCGCTCGCCGACGCCCGCGACATCGTCGCCGCGACGCGCGCGATCAACGGCGGCACGAACGGGCTGCCGGACCGTCAACTCCGATACACGCGGTGCCTGGCACTCGGCGCCGCGCTACTCCCCGAGGAGGGATTCATGTCGGCCTTATCCCCTGAAGAGCAGCGCGAGCTGTACGAGGCGGTCTGCGGCCGCCGACGATCGCTCGTCGAGGGCTCGACCGCCGAGCTTACGATGCGCGACTGCGCGCAGTTCACCGACGCCGCGACCTTCCGCACCGAGCGCGAAGTCGCGGGCCTGTCCGACCGCCTGGACCGCATCGAACGCAAGCTGGAGGGCAAGTGATGATCTCGAACCCCAAGGTCCGCCAAGGCCTCTACGCGGTCCAGATGCTCGTCGGCGGCGTGGTCGCCTTCCTCGCCATCTTCGGCGTCCTCGAGCAGGGCACCGCCGACCAGATCGCCGCCACGATCGCGGGCCTGGTCGCGCTCGCAGCCGGCGGCGTCGCAACCGCGAACATCAACCCGAAGCCGGCCGTGATCGGACCGGACGGCGTCGCGCGCATCACTGACGCGCTCGCCGCTCACGCGAAGAACACCACGGTCTCGATCAACGTTCCGGACCTCGGATCGGCGGCGGCCGCCGTCGAGCGGAGTCGGCGCGACCTCGAGGCCCGCCTCGGTCGGCCGATCTAGATGGGGCCGCTCAACCCCTCCCAGTGGGAGGGCGTGGGCGTCGGCACCGTCGTTCTCGTGCTCGGTCTCCTGCACGGTCTGGCCGTCACGCGCGGCTGGATCGTGTGGGGGCCGTCCCATCGCGAGCAGATCGCAGGCAAGGACGCCGAGATCGAGCACCTCCGAGGCCGATCCCTCGAAGACCAGAAGACGATTTCGACTCAGGCGGACGCGCTCTCGAAGGCGACATCGGCGATGTCCGAGCAGACCGTCGCATCCCAGTACGCGGTGCACATTCTCGAAGCGGTGCGCAATGTTGCAGGACGTGTGACATGAGGTGGCCAAGGAAGTTTCGGGGCGCTGACGAGCAGCGCGAGCGGCAGCAGGACGCCGCGCACGAATGGGCGCAGGCCGTAGAACGGCGGCGTCGTGCCGAGGAACAGGCGAGCGAAGTGGACGAGCGAGCACGAGAAGCGCGGGCCGTGGCACGGGTCGCACGAAGCGACCTAGAGCGCAATGGGTTCACCGAGCTGCTTCAGCAGGCGTGGGGAGGTGCGGCAACGTGAAGGATGCAGCGAACATTGCGCTGCTCGTGTTGGCGATCATGGTGGCCGCCTTCACGCTGCTGTACGTCATCCGGTCGCCGTGGGAGAGGAACAGGGTCGGCCGCATCTACGCGGCGAAGTCGATCGTGCTCGCCCTGGTCCTGGCGCAGATCTCCGTCTCGTCGTGGGTGTCGCTCGATTACCCGGGGCGGCAACCAATCCGACTCGTGATCTACACGCTGGGAGCGATTGTGTACGCGCCGATGCTGTGGGCGCTCTGGCGTGAGCAACAGGAAGACCGACGCCGTCATCGCGAAGAGACGGAACGGCATGGAGGTGGACGATGACGTCACCAAGTGGACACACTCCGGACCGAATGCTGAACGGCCTCAGCGGCATCGAGGCATGGTCGAAGAAGACCCGGGCCGAGTACGAGGAGGAGGTCATGGGTCGCGTGTCCGGATCCACCGGAAAGCTCGGCGACTTCTTCCGCCGGTTCTTCGGTCTCGAACGTCAGCTGACCGATACGTTCGTCGACGGGCAGTTGACGTTGAACGGCCGCGTGGATCTCCTCGCTGGGGTGAATGGCTACGCGGCTGCGTACATGGGTAGGAACTGGAACATTCTGCCCGGCACGGCGAACAGGATGCCGTACGGCGAGCAGATCGGCCCCGTGAAGAACGCGCGCGTGGTCAAGAACGGCCTGCAGGTCGGGTACATCGAACTGCTCGCTGACGGACTGTGGCGCGCGGACGCGCTCGCCAACATCTCCTCGGGCGGCGACAATTACGAGCTGTACCTCGCCGTGCGCGACCCATCCGGAAATCTCTACTCCGAGAAGAAGATCGACGGCGCAGCCGGTAAGGGGTCGCGGGTATCGCTACAGGCGACACACACGTTCGTCGTCGACTCACCGGGATACACGGTGCACGTCATTCTCGCCTGGGGCGGGATCGGATGGAAGAACGTGCGGGGAGGAACCCGCATGTCTGCGCTGACCGTCAACCGATGGTCGGCCGATCACGGTGCGGGATCTGGAAGCCAGGACGTGCCCGATGGAGGTGACCTGTGACTGACATCCTTGGAGACCTGTACGACATCGCGGGCGGGCGCGGAGACGGCGTAGCCGAGATCACCTCGACGGTCCTTCGACCGGCGAATTCGCATCCCGGCACGGTCGTTCCGATCCGGCGCGTGTTCCAGGTTGCCGCCGGCCAGCTGTCGCTCACTGACATCGACCCAGGTCCGGCTCTGCTCGAGATCTCGATGGAAGGCTGGTTCTTCAGCGAGGTGGTGAACGTTCCGGAGTCCGCGACGCCGATCTCGTTCGCGGCCGTCCTCGACAACTACGTCGAGTACGAGCCGGGCGTCGTGTCGGAAGTGCGTGCGAACGCCGACCGAGCCGAAGCGAGCGCGGTCCGCTCGGAGGCGGCCGCCGACCGCGCCGAGGAGTCAGAGCAGTACGTCCAGGGCGTGATCGCCGACGGCGTAGCTGCGGTTCGGGCAGAGGTCCAGGAGAATGCGGATTCTGCGCACGATTCGGCTGTCGCTGCTGCGGGCTCCGCTGCTGCCGCTGCGACGGACCGGGAGTACGTCGAAGCAGCGGCACTCGCGACCGACGGCATGCGTCAAGCCGCGCAGACTGCGGCCACGTCTGCGAGTCAGAACGAGGCGGCCGCCGAGGGCGCTGCAGTCCTGGCGGGCCAGCATCGGGACGCAGCGGCAGCGTCCGCCACGAACGCGGACGCATCCGCAGACGCTGCCGCCGCAGACCGACTCGCCGCCCAACAGGCCGCGGGAACTGCGGCGACCGACGCCGCCGCGCAGACGACCGCTGCGCTCGAGGCGGCCGTCGCGACCGACCGACAGGCCGTCGAGACAGCGCGCACCGGAGCCGAGACGGCGGCGACCGCGGCAGGCGGCCACAGGGATGCGGCCGAGGGCTTCGCAGCGGCAGCGAATGCGTCGGCACAGGCCGCCGATACAGCGCGGCAGCTCGCAGAGGACGCGGCCGCAAACGCTCAGCAGGGCGCCCCGGCCGGCGGCTGGCTGAAGAATCAGCTGGAGCTCGCCGTGCAGGAGTCGCTGAACCGTGCAGACACGGCGCTGCAGGACATGCCGACCGCCACCCAAGCGGCGCGCGGCGGCATCAAGCTCGCGGGCGACCTCACGGGTACCGCAGAGTCGCCGCAGATTGCGGCCGGCGCGGTTGGGAGTCCCGAAATCGCGGACGCGGCCGTCGGCGGAAGGCATGTGGCAGAGGGTGCGATCGACCTCGACCACCTGTCCGACGTCGAACCGTATCCGATGAATCCGTCAGTCAGGGCCGCCGTCGGATTCGCTGCCGAGATACTGACCGTCTTCAACGTGAACGGCGGCTGGACGCGCGGCAACTTCGCCCAGGACGTGCAAGACGACCTCGATGCCGGTGCCGCTGCGTACCAGAAACCAGCAGCCGGAATCCCCGGCACCGATATCGCGCCGAACGCGGGCATCGCATTCTCGAAGCTCTCCGGAATTCCGTTCGAGATGATCATCGTGCACAGCTCTGGCACCCGGAAGATGGGCGACGGCGACCTGCTCGTCGGCGAGCCGCTTCCGCGGGCATGCACGATCGACTCGGTGCTCTACCAGTTCGGCACCAAGGACGCGTCCGGGTCGACGGGCGTCGCGCTCCTCAAGAACAGCATCCTGATCACGGGCACCAACCTCACGGTGACGGCGGCGAACCAGGTCGACGGCACCGCCACCGACGGCGCCCGCACCGCGACCGCGACCGCCAATAACGTGTTCGCACAGAATGACCGCCTGGCCGTCACCATCACCTCGCTCGGCAGCACGCCCGGCAAGGTGCTGAAGGCGGTCATCCGGGGGAGGTACACGTGATCTCGATCGTGCGAGCGTATGCGGCCCCGCCTCCACCATGGCGGGTGCATAAGGTCGGCACATTCCTCAGCCCGTCGGGCGGCCAGTGGGTAGACGTGCCGGGGTGGACCGCCTCGCCCGGCTATCCGGATGATGCAGCGTTCGCTGGCGGGATCATCGTCCCGACCGCCGCCACAGTGAACGTCACGGCGTTGCTGTCGCGAGTGTCCACCGCTGCGAATTCGTGGGGCGTGCGGATCATTCACAACGGCACCGAGCTCTCGTCGACGAACTCGGGAGGCTCGAGCAGCAAGACGACCCAGGCTGTCGTCACAGGCCTCGCGGTCGCGGAGGGTGACCTACTCACCGTCCGCTATCTCACCGCCTTCCTCAACTCATCTGGAACGCTCGAGGAAACCAACTCGTACATCGAAGTCACCGCAGCATGACGAAGCCCCCACCCTTCCGAGGGTGGGGGCTTTTGTGTCCTGGTGGGTATCTACCGCTACCGGTCTCGGAGGTCGGTCCTCGCGCCGCGCCCGGGCCGATTCTCATTCCACTCGTCGATCGTCTGCTCAGTCCACCCGCCGACCGATCCGCGCGGCAGCGTGCCGTCCTCGTTCACGGGTCCGATCGTGACGTCGGGCGCGGGCAGTTTATAGCCGCTCAGGGTCGGGTCACTCGCCCCGATCCGTTGCGCGAACTGCCGCTTGGAAAGGTAGTGGACCGTCTTACGCGTGGCCACGGCGACGCCAGACGTTGCTCACGGCCCACGCGGTGACACCGGCCCAGCCCACCCACACGGCGAGCAGCGGCGGGCTGTACGCGACGGCCGTGCATACGCCGAGAACGACGGCGGTCGCGGCGCTGGCCTGGACCCCGCGGTCTGTGATGTAGCGGTTCATCTGCTTCCCTCCCGAGGAATCGGATGGAATGATGTGGGCGGGACCGGCCCGGGTCCTTCGGGCCGGTCCCCTTCACTTAGTCCTCGTCGTCCTTGGTGAATCCCTGCCAGACCTGGATGGCCTGGAGGATGACACTCACGGCGGCGAGAGCAAGCGCCACATCGGTTTTCATCCGATTCCTCTCTGTAATTGTCGGCCGGGCCTTCCGGCCTGACATGACTTACTATACCGTTGCGAACGGAGAAGTACAACCGTTCTGGACGGATAAGTTCGGATTCTCTTCCGGCGGATGGAACCGACCTGCGAGCGTCGACGTCGAACAGGGCATGGACCCCATCGAAGCGGCCGCGATCCGTGCCGAGGGCTACGACCCCGATGACCCAGCTGTGCGCGAGGCGCTCGACTTCGTGCGGTGGGAGTTGCAGTTGCTTTCGGCGAAACGCTTGGGCGGATTGCTCAGGGGTATCCAGTGAATCGACGATCAGGCCAGATAAGGTGACGCAATGGCGCCGAGCGAGAAGATCACAGTCACATACGAGGGAGCCGATCCTGATGTGCATGTGATCGACGCGGCACTGTATGCGCAGGCTTTGATGGGCTTCGCGGAACTGACGAAGATCTCCTACCGAGTGCTCAATCCGCTCGATGACCACACCGTTACGACTCGCGTTGACGCGACACGGCCTGGGTCGTTCGTCGTGGAACTTGTCGCGGACTTGACCCTCATGGAGAAGGTGAGCAGCCTTTTCACGACGCGTGAAGCCAGCGCAATGGCCGCGATGACCGGGATAACCGGTCTCACGATAGTCAGCGTCATCCAAGGAGCGATCAAGCTCGTCAAGTGGATCGGTGGAAGATCGCACACTCAGCAGAAGTCCTCCGAGGGCATGGTGTCGATTACGGTCGCCGATGGCGGCACCGTCAATGTCGCGCTACCGATCTACCAGGCAGCAACCTCACGTGAGTTCTTGCAGGCAGCCGAGATGACCCTGCGGCCACTCGATGATCCCTCCTACTCCTCGATGTCGGTGGCCGCGGAAGACGGCGTTCGTGAGACCGTGACTGCAGACGACCGCGGATTCTTCTCGCCGCGCCCAGAAGTGCGTGCCAGTGACGAGACGGTCAAACTCGCAGTCGCCGTCGAGACCGCACAGTTGAGCAAAGACAGCAACTCACGAATGTGGGTCTTCCGTTCCGGCACGAGCACTTTCACAGCCAAGATGCTGGATTTCGACTTCATCGATCGCGTCGAGTCGGGTGCGGTGAAACTGGGAGGCGGGGTCGAGATGTTGGTCGACTACCGCGTTCAGACGTTTACCACCGGCCGTGAGGTTAGGTCGGTGACGAAGGTGTATCAGATCATCGACAACGGACATCCCGAACTCGCGGAATAGGGGCGTCCGTCCGGTTCGGGCGATCGGACTTGGGCGGGGCGCGCGGATTGCCGCCTGAACGCCGAACACCCCGGCGGGCGCCCGGGTGTTCAGGTGCGGGCCGCGACCGCTTCCCTCAGTCGCGGCCCGCGTCGGGCAATGTACGCGCGGGGTCCGACAGTCAGCACTCGCCGCGTGCGGCCGCGTTGACGGCGGCGATGACCTGAGCCTGCTCCTGCGGCGTCGCCTCGGCCCACGGAGCACCCTCGGACTCGACCGTGAAGTTCTCGGTCGAGTCGGCCTCGGACGCCTGCATGAGCGCGAGCACCATCTCGACGTCCGTCGTATCGAACATCTCGAACACGGCCTTCGCCTCGGCGCATCCCTCGGCCATCTCGGCGGGGCTCGCCACGACCGGGACGTTGACGGCGACTGTCAGTCCGGCGTCGGTCACCTCGTACAGGCCTTGGGTGCTCGTTTCGGTGGGGGCCGCCGTCGACGTCGACGCGACGGCCGAGCTCGTCGGCGCGCTGACCGTCGACGAGCTCGGCCTCTCCTGCTCGTCGGCCAACGTATCGGAATCCGAGCACCCGGCGATCAGGGTGAGGGCGAGGGCGGCACCAGCCGCGAGGAGTGTCCGATTCATGCCCGGATTCAACCAGACCAGACGGACGGCTTTCCACGAATCAGGAAGCGATCGCCCGCCAGAGGTCGAGGGATTCCACTGCAGTCCGGCGCCGGCCATCCGGCACCTTCGTGTAGATCTGGGTGGTCGACAGGGAGGCGTGACGCAGGAGCTCCTGCACGACGCGCAGATCGGCACCGTCGTCGAGCAGCGTCGTGCCGAACCAGTGCCGTAACCCGTGCGCCGTCCGCTGGATCCCGGCGCGGCGCATCGCCTGCCCGATCATCTGACTGACTGACTTCGAGTGGATGTGCTCGCCGGGGCGCGTCGAGTTCGCCGGGAACCACCATCCGCGCGCCGGCATTGTGGCCATCGTCGCCTCGATCACCGGGTGTAGCGGGATGGCCTTCACCTTGCCGCCCTTCCCCTTCACCGTGATGAGCCTTCGCTCGCGGTCGATGTCCTCGCCGCGGAACTTCGCGATCTCATGCACGCGGAGTCCCTCGAGCGCGCCGAGCAGGATCGCGACACGAGTCCGGTGGTGCATGTTCGTCGAGAGCAGGCGCATCAACTCGCTGTCGGCGACCGGCTTCGGGATCCGGTCGGGGGACTTCGGGGCGCCGACCTTTACGAGCGGGTTGTCTGCCCGGTACTCCTGCAGCTGCAGCCACTTGAACCAGGCGGCGAGATAGGAGTGGTAGGTGCAGTGCGTCGACTGCGACCAGTCGTCGGCGTGGGAGCTGTACCAGCGGACGACGTGTAACGGCGTCGCATCAGTGGGGTCAATTCCCGCCTCGGTCGCGAAGATCCGCAGCACGCGGACTCGCTCGGTCACTGTCACGTCGGAGAGGCGGGCAGCGTACTGCCACACCTCCCACTCGTCGATCCTCCCACTTCCCATGCACGTCGTATCTATCCCATTTGTGACGGCCGTCTCTAGATGCTTCCTGTCGATTGGGACGACCGTCCCAGTTCTCGAGTCGCGTGCTCGAGTCACCGCAGGTCGCCCCGGTTGACCAGCGCGTTCGCCTGCTCCGTGGTAGCGCGAGGCCTAGCCGCGAGCGCGGGCGCCGACACCGCGCTCGCGTGGCTCATGCGGCCCTCCGCTGCCCGTCGCCGGATCCCGGTCGGAGGGGGTGAATCGTGGATCTTCTAATCCGCAGGTCGTAGGTTCGAGCCCTACTGGGGGCACGTGCAGGCGGTTCGCTCCGCCGCCGTTCAGCGGCCCGTTCCGACTTCGGAGCGGGCCGCTGACGCGTTTCCTCCAGTGTCGGGCTCGCTCGACTCCCCGCCGCGAGCCGCCGTCGCACCCCTTCGTGCTCGTGGCGAGGAGGGGATCCGGACGTATATCCGCAATGGTGAGAAAGTCCATTTTGCAGGTATTGTTGAAACAGTTGATTCCTGAGTTCGCGAGTGGCGGTTGGTGCATTTATCGATCCGTTATTGAAGAGCACAACGGCAGGTCTGTTCCGCTGTTACTGTGACGTCGTCATCATTCACGGAATTCCAATTCAGGAGGCTCGA